AGTGTGGAGAACATTGGCTTTGGGCATGGCCAAAAGTTTTCCAGTTGTAGCGGATCATCACGAACATCAAGGATTTTGCCCATTGATTTAGATAACCATAGGACTTGACCGCTAGTTTTATCCCATATTTCATAGATAACGGCTTCGTGTGAACCTTCGCCCATCTTTTCAGCAAAGGTTTTAGAACTCTCAGGTTTGGTATCAAGCGGAATCTTGCCGCCTAAATCTTCACCAAATCGTTCAACAAGGGCAGGTCTACCCATATATACTTTACGCCATACTGCTGTGACTTCTTCCCATGTACGGGCAACGGTTAAACCAAAGTCACGCCAATGAACATAATCTACAGGAGCACATTCGTATTCGATACGCTCTTGATTCTCACGGTGAATACCGCCTTCGGTTTCGGCTTCGTCAATATCTTCTGTAATCTGATAGCCATCATCGGGAGCACCTTCAGCTTCATCAGCCATTTCACCGACAATGTGTGGCTCATAACGAACCCAAGCCGTGCCACGACCACCTAAAAGACGGTCTTGGACAGTTTGTTTCATAGCACTAGCGTAGTCACCATAATGCTCAATTTCGTACTCTAATGCTCTTTCAAGCATCATAGACGCTACTCTGCCAATAGGATCGTTATCTCTGAACCTGCGTGAAATGTCAGGTCTAGGTAAGCGAGCAAATACAGCAGGGGTTATGGTCTGTACATTAGACCAAAGGATATTGAATTTAGCGTTAGGATTGTTGCGACTGCGTTGGTCATCACGATACCGTTTGACAATCTTGTCGGCTCTACCTTCCCATTCCTTGAATGTACGCTCGTACTGGGCAATGCAGTTATACCAATCTTGGTATGTGTGATCCATATAAATCCTTAAGTAAAGTTACCTACAGCCAATACAGATGCACCAGCACCAGTAGTAATCTTCCATGCACCGCTTACGGATACAGCACCAATTTCTATGTCATATACGCCAATTGGGGTATTTGCCGCCATGATTGGGTAAGAAGTTGCATTGTCTAATAAGGCTACAGTAGAAGATGCCGCTGTGCTTACAGTAATGATTAAACGCATTAAAGTATCACCAGCCGCTCCTGTAACGCCTAAAACTTGAGCAGTTTGTGATGCGGCTACGGTTTCGTAGAATGTTCCAAATGGTTGATTAACGCCTGACATAATTAAATCCTTCTAATGGTTGATTTGGGGGTTTGTTTCCATAATTCATCAAGACTTACATCAGTTTGCCCGACATGAAGTCCTTTAATTCTTGTATCTTTGAGGATAGGGCTGTCCTCATCTTTCCATACAATTGAGAGATAGCGGAACGCATCCGCTGAGTGGCTTGTCCAATCGTGCTTTGGGCGATCCCTAAATACTTTTTTATCATCATCCCACTCTCGTTGATATTGTCGTAAACACTCAATGCCTTCTTCGCATCTATTATCAAACCAACAGCGAGTTAATGCAAGTCGTGTTGCTTGGATTCCGTCTTGTAATGACAGATTTGGAACGATTTTTAGATGTTTTATGTCGATTTGTGCAGAAAATTGCTCGATTATGCTCTTACCACCGCTTGCCATAGTTTTTGCTCTAGCGTCATGCGGCAGGTAATGATAGCCATATTTGTATCCAAACTCATCTTCTTTTTGTGCCAATAAACCTGTGTAATAAGGCACAGCTTGACCATTGCTAGAATGATGGTCTAGAACCCGTATCTCCCCATAAACCACCTGAAACCACCATATTGAAGTGGAATCATTAAAGCCCAAATCCCAAGCAGTATGGCAAGGGAACATAGGGTCATAGTCAACAGTAGTAATCCGTTCCATATCCGTGATCCTACGCATTTCTTGACCATAAAACGCTCCTAATATAGCCGCTTCAAATGAGCATAAGAACTCTTGTTCATACTGGTTATCAGACATGGTGGCTTTAGCATCGTCTAATTCTGATTGCGGCAAAAGCATAGTTTGATCTGCCCGTAGCACTTTTACATACCAATTGGGCTTTTTAGTGGCTTCGTTGTAGATGTCATAAAAAGCGTTATGGCCTTTCGGTGTCCCAATAAATGTGGCCCAACCCAATCTATCAGCTAAAAGTGGACGGATAATTTCACCCCATACGGATGGTTTCATATCGGCCATTTCGTCTAAAACTACACCATCAAGGAAGTTTCCACGAAGTGCGTCAGGATTATCAGCACCAAATAGCCTGATTCTTGCCCCGTTTATCAATTCAACCCATAGTTCAGATTGGTTGGCTTTAACCATTACAGGCTCGGAAAATCGTTCAAGGTATCGCCAAGCAACTGATTTGGCCTGTGAGTAAAAAGGGGCGATGTAGGCGTATTGGGCGTGTTTTTTATTTTCTAGCAGGGCTTTGACTATGAGATCGTTGATACAGGCCACAGTCTTGCCACAACGCCTGTGGGCTACGATTACTGCCCAGCGTTGGTTACGGTCATGAAAATCTTCAAAAACGCTTCTAGGGCGGTATTTTAGCTTTATATCGCTATTCATCTGCCCATGAGATTCTTAAATCGCCACCGTTTACGCCTGTCATTTCATTAACTTGGGTTTCTTTCCATCTTGCCCGTGTTTTTAACCAAAAGATTGCGGCCGCAGTATTACCTTTTTTAGCTTGATTAAACAAAGTGCCAGCAATAGCGGCATTAGCATCAATACGGCCTTCGTCTAATTCATTTTTGTAATATTTGACCAGCGTATCGGCACTAATTTTTAAGCGTGTGGCTATATCTTCATGAGGACAGCCTAAAGCAGACAAGCGTTTTACCTGTTCTTGGGTGTCTTTTGTAGGTTTATGGGGCGGTCTGCCTTTTTCAGCCATTTTTATAACTCCGTTTTAATCCCAATAATTGTTAAATGCTTTTAGAGGGTAGAACACTAAGCTATTTCTATAACCCCCTTCTGCAATTGGTCTGATAGGGGTTACTCCGTGAACATTACGCCAAGCAGGGTAAACGAGCATAGAGTTATCCCTACTATCTACGGTTGCTCCGTAATCAGGAACAGTTGTATTTCCACCTTTAGCGTTTACTTTCTTAGCAATAATGACATTTACGCATCCTTCAAGGTTTCCTGCATCCCGATGAAAAGGGGCTGGAATATTGAAATTGCTAATGCTTGAAGTAAATAATTCACCAAATCTAAATTTAGGTGGCACTTTTTCGGTAATGATGCGTTTTTGCTGTTCATAGATTTCAGGGGTAATCTCTTGAATCAGTTTTTCAGATTCTTTACAAAGCATATACATGGCTTTTATAAAAGTTTGGGCTGTCTTTACCTGATGAACGCTTGAAATTGCTGGGTATGGGCGTTTCATATGCGGTTTGGGTGGACAGCTTCCTAAAATGGTGCTGTATTGTTTGACTTCAAACTGACTATCCCGTAGGCCGCTTGACCTTCTCATTTCGCTTTTAGGCACTCGATCGCTTAGTAGTTCAGCATTAGCCACATCTGCAAGCTGTTTAAGCCGCCCTGTAAGCTCTTTAATGTAAAAGCCTACTGCTACCCCATCCGCAGTAAAAAGCGTATCTTCTGTGATGTTTGGCTCAATATCACCGCATATATCACCGATCTTTACGCTGTGATCTAGCTTGACTAATTCGACTATTTTCATTGCGTGCAATACACATTCGTACAAGCTGGAAACCATGATTTTTGCCATGTATCGTAATCACGGCTGACAAATTTGCCTGTATTGCCTACTGGGGCTATTTTGTAGTCTTTTTGCAGTTTTTCAACGATTGCCCAAAATCTAGGCAAACTAGGGTCAATATCGAAACTCCATTCGAACACCAGTTTTTTGAAGATATGTTCATAATTTTCAAGAATGAGCATTTCAGCCCCTTCTATATCCATCTTGCAACAATCAAAGTTTTTAGCTTCTTCATTGAAATTTAGGCATGGCACTTTAATGCCTTTGTTATTCCATTTTTTGATGATGGAGTTACGCCATACATTGTTGTTGTTGCCAATGAACAGAATAATTTCTTTGGTGTCGTTATGGACTAATGCGGCCTGTTTTACAGTTGCTTTAAAACCGTTTAATTTAAGGTTTTTTTCTAGCATTTCGCAATTAAACGGGTCAGGCTCATATACCGTGACATTTGCTCCTTTAGAGCAAGCTAAAAGGGTAAAAGCCCCTACATTACCGCCACAATCCATCCAATTTTCATCAGGCAGGATTTTGAACCCTTTTTTTTGATAGGTATCGTTGCCGATGACTTCCTCAAAAGTCTTTTGATCAGAAAAACCTTCACGGTAATAGTATTTAATCCCCTTGGATTCGCCCTGTTTGAGAATCATAACTTGTTCTTTTCGGCTTTTAAGTAGTTCATAAGCATCATGCCTACATAAGCTTTTTCATCACGCCAAAATTTAACCAGCTCAAACGCTTCATCGTAGTGTTCAGGCTCAAATTCGATTTGAATAGCTTTTCTTACGCCATTTGCCATATCTGATAGTTGCTGGCTAACATCTTCTTCATCAAGGATTCCGTAATCAACTTCGGCTGTGAAATTTAGCTCAGAAATATCAAAACCTAAAACATCAATATCAAAATTTTCTTCTTGCAAATCGGTGATCTCTAGCTTAAGTAAATCATTATCCCAACCAGCGTTTAATGCTAATTTGTTGTCAGCGATGATATAAGCCTTCTTTTGGCTTTTAGTCATATCTGAACAATCAATAGTGGGTATTTTTTCTAAGCCTAGTTTTTGGGCGGCTAATAAACGGCCATGACCAGCTATGATTCCCATTCCATCGACTAAAATTGGATTGCGAAAACCAAATTCTTTAATGCTTGCGGCAATTTGTGCGACTTGTTGATCGCTATGGGTACGGCTGTTATTTGCGTAAGGAATTAACTTATCAACAGCGACTTCTTTTATTTGCATATTTAACCAAGTAGTTAGTTAATGATGCTTAAGTATAACTTATTTAATTTCTTTATCCAAGTCTTTAAGTTTATTGGCGATTAGCTTTCTACGGTCTAAACGCTGTTGTTGGTTCTTTTCTAGCGTAGATTGTTTATGCTCACGCAATAAAGCGTTACCTTTAGGGTATTTATGGTTCATGTGTTGCATTACATATCCTTCATTGCGTCAGAAATCATTTGTCTGCGTGGCTTTGCAGTCTTAGCAGATTCTTTAAAATCTTGGGCGGTTGGGGCATTTTTACTGCCAACTTTGTTCATTTTCTCGCCCGAACCCTGCTTGATCCGTTCCTGCTTGGCATGAATATTGGCGTAAAGACCGTTTTTCACGCTTTTTCTTCCACATACTTAGCGTAAGCATCTTCTAACTTAGCTTTGCGTTCACCTTTGGCGTTTTCACGCTCAACATTAAGGGCGATAGCTACGGCTTGCTTTTTAGGGCGACCAGCTTTTTCTTCAGCTTTAATGTTTTTGCCGACTGATGCGGCTGATCCTGATTTATCCAACGGCATGATTATTCCTTAATCAAATGATTTTCTGTACATCAAACTAACACCGCCAGCACCCATTGGCTGACCCATAAACTGTGATTTGTTAGGGTAATAACCAGCAGTAATACTTTGGTCAGGCCCACCGTAACTAAGATCAACACCATTAATTACCGCAGGAATGTTGTATCTATTGTTGCCAAATCTTTGTCCTGATACACCTACTGATAAGTTGTTACCTGCTTCATTAGGATCAAACTGATAACCTAAACGACCTTGCATCAAAGTACCAGCTTTGCCAACATCCATTGCCCTACCGCCAACATCTATTTTACGCAATAAATCTGCAAGTTTTAAACTTTCACTTCCTTCACCTTCGGGCAAATTAAAAGTTTTAGGATTTAAAAAATCCATGATTAAGCCTTAAATTTAAGTAAGTAAATGGTTGTGTCAATCTCTTGGGCGATATTGTCAATCAATTGCACAATTTCTGAATCTTGTGGCAAGTCTTGGCGAGCATCTTTTACAAAAGATTGTAGGGATTGTAGGTATGCCAGCGGTTCTTTAGGCTGGTGGTATGTGCTTGGGAACTGGGTAATCTGCCCATAAATGCCGAAATAACACTCGGCTAATTGATCGGTCAGATCGATAATATTTTTATAAAAATGGCCGAGTGTCTTATGTTTAGCGTAGGACTTGGTAGCCCAATGGAAAAAGTGGGTGTTTGTGCCCGAATGTAGCAATGTTGCTAAAAATAATGCCATCGACTTTTCCATGAAACGCTCCTTTTAGTGTATTTTATAACACTTTTTTGATTACTCCTAGTGCTCTTAATGCGGCATCTACACTATCTACACGACTGATTGGGCCACCTTTCCACTTGCCCATAAAGTCTAATTGGTCAGGTGTGAACTTGGCTTTTGAATCTTTTTTAATTTCCATGAGCATAGTTTCACCAGCAAAGCCAACAAGTAAGTCAGGGCATCCATGTTTCATAGCGGCAAGTGACACTACAGTAGCACCAGCTTGTCTTAATGCCGCCACTATTTCTTTATGGTTACTATCAATTCGTGCGTATGTCATTGATTTTCAATTAAAATAGATTAGTATCAGCTAACTTTACCATTATAAAGGTTATAAATGGGCGGCTATTATCTAACGGATGAACAATTTATAGATGAATGGAACAAGATAGGATCACCATTATCTTTTGCCAAAATCCATGCAATGTCGGAAAGAGCAGTATATAACCGCAGACGGTCAATAGAAACAAGACTTCAAATACCCCTTCCTAGCTTTAAAGATCAACGAGTAAACGATTACAAGAAAACAGAACAGACAGTAGGGAATACCCGTAGGGGTATGGATTTAGAAAAAGGTCGCATTATTGTATTTTCTGATGCTCACTTTTGGCCTGACCAAACTACTACCGCATTTAAAGCGTTGTTAGAAATGATTAAGGAATACAAGCCTAATGCCATTGTCTGTAATGGGGATGCCCTAGATGGGGCTTCAATTAGCCGTTTTCCTAGAGGTGATTGGGACAAAATACCAACCGTTAAAGAAGAACTTGAAGCTTGTCAATACTTTTTAGGTGAAATTGAAGCCTTAGCTAAGGGTGCTAAGTTATATTGGCCGTTGGGTAATCATGACGCTAGGCTTGAAATGCGGATCATAGAGAACCTTCCAGCCTTTGAGGGTATGAGGGGTACAACTCTTAAAGAATACTTCCCTGCGTGGCTTCCTTGCTGGTCATTTTGGGTCAATGAAGATACTTGTATCAAGCACCGCTGGAAAGGTGGTTTTAGTGCTGGTCGTGCCAATTCCTTAAATTCAGGGGTCAATATGATTACAGGCCATACGCACCATCTGTCCTGTATGCCAGTAGGAGATTACAACGGCACTCGTTGGGGTGTCCAAACAGGCACTTTAGCCGATATTAATGGTCAGCAATTTGCCTACACAGAAGATACTCCAAAGGATTGGAATAGCGGATTTGTAATGCTTTCCTTTGAAAGAAACCGTCTTTTACAGCCTGAGATGGTTCGGGTTTGGGGCGAGGATGAAGTCGAGTTTCGTGGGAAAATACACGGTGTATGAAGCTCAATCCTGAAGTTATCCGTAATGCGTATGCCAGCCTAAGCTGTCTTTATCCATTTACTAAATGGAAAATGCCTTTACCTGAAGAAGTAGAATTTTCAATTGTTCCCGATAAAGATGCTATGGGAACTTATACATACGATACAGGCGGTGACTATGAACACTCTATTACGATTTCTTCTGCTCGCTGTGGGCATTATTACACTATGCTCACAACTTTGGCACATGAAATGGTTCACATGAGTTTTCATCGTTTAAAGGGTGACAAATGGTTACATCATTCCGCAGAGTTTCGTAGGCGGTGCAAAATTGTAGCGTTTGAAATGGGATTTGACGGATTGGAACTTTGAGCCGCAAATCTAAGAAATACGGCTCAAGGTTGCAAAAGGTTGCAAAAGGTAACCTTTACTTACCAAACTTGTAAAAGTCTTTCATAGTAGACAACACGCAGTTATACCAAAATTCATACATCTGCTTGGTGCGGTCTGCCAATTCTTCATACTTTTTAATTTGCTCATCAAATGTAAACATAGCAATCTCCTGTTAAATGTTGCATTGCACCATTTTACATTATTTAGCCATGATGTAAAGACCGACATTAGAAAATGCGTAGCCTGTATATACAACTGCCATAGGCATATTGCCCTTAAATCCTTGTTCTAACCCGATGTATAGGTAGATAAGACCAGTAAGAATGATTAACCAACTACTCACTTAATAAGACTTTCCGTTTTCTCCAGCAACTGTTCTTCCGTGATTCCGTATTCTTGCTCGAACCGTTTACGACCCATTCCGTGAATACTGGTATTTGATCCTCGATGGTGGTAGGTACAGAGCGGAATAACAGGCGACTTGCTTCTAACGCCACCTCGTCTAATGTGATGCAATTCTGCTGGCGTTCCCTCATTGCCTTGATGCCTACATAATGAGCATCCCAATTCAGCAATTTTTCGGTATTTTTCTTTTTCATGCTTAGTGGCCATTGATGTGGTCTACGGTCATTTGTTCTAGCTTTTCCGCAGATTCAGCAATGTCTACGCTGATTTCTAACATTTGGGTATAGTCTTTGCGGTTTAGGGCATCGTCATACATTTTGCAAAGTAATTTGAGGATTAAAAATTCTTCGGTTAGTTTTAACATTATTTCAATATCCGATCTTGATTGCGGTTAGATACTTCTAGGGTTTGCCATGTAGCGTGTCTTAAACGGGCGGCTTCCAATTCCCACTTGAGTTTTTCTGCGTTTTCTGTAGCCGTGCCAATAGAATTGCATAAATCTTGGTATTCTTGGCTGGCGTAGGCTTCACGCTCTTGTGCTCCGATGGTTTGTTCACCTGACTTCTTCATCATAATGGATTTGAGTGAACTCTTAAAAGTTTCTAGCTGGGCTAATTCGCCTTTAGCTTGTGCGTACTTACCTGCGTTTTCAAGAATAAAGTCTATACATTTATTGGGGTCTATCTCTCTCATTTTCCTAGTCTTTTCTTTATCAGCATCTTCATGCGTTCTTCTTTGTCAGGGTATTGGGCCAACAATCTAACAACTTCAGGCCAACCCCTGCGTTTTGCTACTGCGATATACCACTCAACTAAATAATTATCAGAGTTGTTCTTCAAGTTGCTTTATTTTCTGACTAATTCTTGCCCGTAATTGTTGCCAACCTTCACCAGCATAGGGAGTAACCCCTACTTCTTGTGCTTTTTTAAGTGTTAGTTCTTCTGTAGCGTAAAACGGCAATTCAGGTTTCTTTAAAGGTTCGATGTCAATTTCATCAGTCCACCGTTGAGCGTTTAAAAATGACGCAGGGTATGGGATGTAATCTTTAGCCGTTTCCTTGATCTTCCAGTATTTAAGGTAATTAGGCATAGCTTCAAGACATTCTGCTTGCTCCGTAGGGGTTAGCTTATTCCAAGCCTTTTCAGCGTCTTTACGAGCCATTTTACGGGGATATAAACCATAAAAAACAGCAAAGGTCATTGTGATTTCTCGCTTATTAAACTGCTTACTTGTGAAGTTATTTTGGTGATGTATTCAATGTCGTTTAAAGATAGCTGACCCATCAATTGCAATATCTTCATTACGGCAATGTCGTTATCAAGCGGCTGGGGTTTAACTAAAGTTTCAATCATTTTTTGGTAGTAGCTTTTTTGCTTTTATCAGGTCTAACTGCGTATTCATCAACTGCTGCGGTAAGCAAAGCGACCATCCCCCATTGGACAAGGACTTCAAGTCCTTTTTTGTCAAAGATAACTTCAGCGTTAGCCGATCCATCTTTATTCTCTTTCAGTATCTTTACTTGTATCTTCATTGTTTGCAAACTTTAGAATAGGTTTATCAAGTGCCAGTTTAGCCAGTTCAATGTATCTATCAACTTCTAGTCTATCTTCCCCACCAATAGATGCTTGACTGTGTGCAATGGGTTTACCCATATCATCGTAATACACTTCACGAATTTCAAAGTAATCCTCATATGGACTACTCATATTTACCAAACGTAAATTCCAAGTCATGTTTTTACCCAATAAAGAATTATGAACAAAAGTAGCATTACCGCACCAAGTATGGCAAAGATTCCAACAGAGAAAATTAACATTAAGTTTTCCATATTGTGAGTATAGTTAAGCAAACTTAATGTTAATAATTATTTTATTTAATTGTGGTAAAAACGCAACATTAATATTCAATTCCAGCTTCATCCATCATGCTGGTTTGAATATTAATTGCATTAGTAAAAATTCCATTTAAAGCGTGTTTAGCAGTCCATTTGTTAAATTCATCTGTTTGGGTATAGTCCCTAACTAAACGTAACAAAGCAAAAAGCTCATCAAAATTGTTGTATGCGTTGATGATGGCCCATTCCATGTTGTTTGCTTTGCGTTCTGCTAATTGCAATTTAGTAAGCGGCTTTTGTTTTTTTACAATTGTTTTTTTTGCTGTCATTTTTATCTTTCAAAAAGAAATAGCCCCCGTAGGGGCTTATTGTTAATCGGCTCTGCAATTCCACCAAGCTTCGATACCGTGGTCTTTTAATACGCCAGCAAAAGCACTAGCACCCTGTTCCAAAATATTCATACATTGCGTGCCATTGCCAGTGCAACGCCAAATTTGCCAGCCTTTTTGCCAATGTTTGCTACCTATGCCGTTTTTTTTGCACCAGTTAACAAATGGGCTACGGCCATTAGGAATTTCTACCCATGCAAATCCGCAATAGTTATCTTCACCATGCTTTTCTTCCCAATCATTTTCAGCTTTGCGGCCAGCGGCTAAAGCTTCGTTATAAATCGCTTGAAAGTCTTGTGTTGGTTTTTTTGATGCCATTTTTGAAACTCCTTATCTATCTCACTCGGATTGAGTAAAACAATTATAGTTAAGCTAGCTTAATAATGTAAAGCTTTATTTTTGTATATTTTATAAGGAAAACCCTTAGTGTTGTATTTTTGTCAGGATTGCAAGATTCAAGGGCATAGCTATCCCTACTATGAGGAATAGCTTGTCAGTCTTGCTTAGTTCTGAGGTTTATATATTGCTTCGATGTCTTAGGCGTGTCTAGGTCTGTCTTTATCACTCATCGGTCTATCCATACAGGACGGTTCTCTTAGGTAGCCAAGCAATAACGGCTAAATGAGGGTGCATTGCACCTAGTAGTTTCTAGAGTATTTACAGCCTTTACCGTTGCAACACGCTTGAGAACGGGCTAGGCAGAAATAGAAAAACCCCTTAAGGTTGCTCTAAGTTGAACCCGCTTTAGAAAAGACCAGCCAGCCTTTCAAAAACGCTCAAAGCAACCCTAAAGGGTCTAGCTGGTTAAAACAAAACAGGGTTCAATCTGCCCAGCAATTATACCCCAACTCTTTCAAAATTAAAATCTCCGTGAAAACCAAAAGTTTTAATATTGGACAATTCACGCTCAAAGCTGAAATAACGGGCTATTTCTTCAGGTGCAAACTTGATACTTTGAATTTCTAAAAAATCCTTGTTTGCATGGCAAATTTGGTCATCTTCATTTTCATTTGTATATACAAACTCAGGGCTGGCGGTTAATTCACAAAGCCGCTTTGAGCGTAGGCTAAAGCCACCATTGCCTACCCGTCTACCTTCCTTATGCCACGGCCATACCGCTCCAATGTAGTCATAATTTAAAAATTGGTCATTCCAAGCGTCAGGATTGATAATGAACCCATCCCATTGAACTATTAAAACAAAGTCCGTATAGACTTGTTTATACAATTCCTGAAGGATAAATTTGCTATACGCTTGGCGGCTATTGATTTTGGGGTCATTTATAAAGATTTCACCGCCAAAATTAAAGTATTTTTTGCACCTGTCCATCGCTTTTATAGCTTTGTCAGGCTGTGCCGAATCAATACAGCACAAGGTAATGTTATTCAAGTTCAGGCCAAATTAATTTATAAGTTGTTGGAAATAGGCTTTTACGGGTGATTAAACCGTGGCTTTCTTTTTCTAAAGTTGCCGCCAAAATCATCAATTTGTCATGCGGAATATCGCCATTTTTCCACATAGATACGGCCGCAACAGATGTTCCTACCAGCTTGCTGATACGGGTAGGGCCACCAAGAAGTTTAATTATTGCTGTTGCGTTCATAAGCTATCTTAACATTTTTACAACATATTTGCAAATAGTTGTTGCTTTATAAATTAAGCTGGCTTAAAATTGTGGTACGGTATATGCCGTGTTAATAGGAGAACTCGTATGAGTGAGCAAGATCAAGACTTTCACAGCTTCCAACAACATTTGGAACGCATCTTTAAAGACCTCGAAGATGGGGTTTTCTTAACCGCAGACGAAATTGGTGACCTACGCTATGCGTGTGGACTACCCTCGCCTGTTAAACCAAACCCTGTATTAAAGGCAGTATTTGATGACTTTTCCAACATTTTTAGGAACTAACATGATTATTTCAGATAACAGTAAAGAATTTAAAATTGCCCCTGCTGGCAACCACATGGCTCGTTTGTACTCGGTCATTGACCTAGGGCATCAGGCTACCGAATGGGCTGGCGAAACCAAAATCATGCACAAGGTCGTATTGACTTGGGAGTTGCATGGTGATGACGATAGCGGTGCTCCATTAAAGACCGATGACGGAAAGCCGTTAATTGTGTCTAAGCGTTATACTGTCAGTCTTGGAGATCAGGCACGGTTGCGTCAAGACCTAGAAGCGTGGTCTAACAAGAAAATGACCGCAGAAGATAGAAAGAACTTTGACCTTAAGAACTTGTTAGGGAAATTCTGTATGGTCAATATTACCCATTCAGAAGATGGCCGTTACGCTAACATCAGCGGTATCAGCCCTGTACCAACAGCGTTGCGTAATGCCCAGCCTGAAGGTATTAACCCACCAGTTCATTTTTGGTTGGCAGAATTTGACCAAGCTAAATACGATGCGTTGCCAAAGTATTACAAAGAAAAGATTGCCGAATCATCTGAGTGGCGTGGTCAGAAAGAGCGTGAAAAGAACGCTCCTAAACTAGAAGATGACAACTTATCGGATATACCCTTTTGATGATAATTACTGAAAAGGTAGAGCAAAATGGTCATTGGTACACTACCCAAGGCACTCCAGCCTATACAACCATCGGCAAAACTGGCGAAAGACCGACAACACTCAGGGATGCCAAAAAACTTGGTTTATTGCCCTCAGTTACCACCATCATCAATGTCGCAAACAAAGGTGAAGGGTTACAGCGATGGCTTGCAGAACAGGCTATCCTTGCCGCACTTACACTACCTCGCCTAGAAAGGGAAGAAGAAGGGGTTTGGCTATCTAGGGTAATGAAAGATAGTAAGGCCACAGGCAGGGAAGCGGCAGAGCGTGGTACGGCTATTCATAACATTATTGAAAGCTACTTTGAACAAGTGTATATGCCTGAAAAGCCAGCTTATCTTGATGAGATTGACAAGGTACTTAAAGATGCCTTTGGAGAGCAACCGTGGCTTGCAGAGAAGTCTTTTGGGCATCCGCTAGGGTTTGGTGGCAAATGCGATTTAATGGCTAAACCCATCAACGGAAAGGGTACAGGTTTTATAGTAGATTTTAAGACTAAGACCACCGATCTTGATAAAATTGATGTATGGTTCGAACATGAACTACAGTTAGCGGCATATCGTGAAGGCCTAAACTTGCCCAATGCTCGCTGTGCCATCGTATTTGTCAATGGCATGACTAACCAAGTAAAATTAATAGAAGTGGAAGAACCCCAGCTTCAAAAGGGCTGGGAGTGCTTTCAGCATTTATTAAGGTTTTACCAAGTAAAAAACAATTTGTAATCATGGGGGAAAGCATCACGGAGCGAGTACCCCACCTTATTAGGGCGTTAAGCCGCCATAACAGGATGCAGTAAGTTAGGGTTTTTGCGGCTTTCAACCTAACAGTTATCAACTGCCAAATGTTGCCCTGTTGCATTTTTACAAAAATAAGGGTTTTCCTTATAAATAAACTTTGTAAAGTTAAGCCAACTTAATAGATAATTGCATTACTTCATTGGGAAGTGAAAAAGGAGAAATAAATGAAAGACGGTCATTACATAGATTCAGTAACTTACGGCAATACTCAAATCGAATTGCGTGGTTACAACAACGAAATCTCTTACGCTTACATTGGTGACAACGACATTACCGAAATGGTTTATGAACTAGACCTTTGGGAAATAATCGAAAACAAAACAAAGGAATTAGCATGAAATATTTATACCTATTAGCACCACTAGCCCTAGTTGGTTGCAGTTCTTTTGAACCACCCAATGTCACGCTAGAAACCGATAAACAAGCGTTTCACATGACCCGTGCTCAAGTCATTCTTGGCATCAATGAATGTGAAGATGCTGGCACACGCCCTATTGTGATTACGGCAAAGCGTAAGATTAACGGTGTTACCACAGATGTTCCAGTAGAAGTTACTTGCAACCCACGCTACAAAATATTTCACTAGGAGATTGATATGAGAGATTTTATCTTAGGCGGTTTGATGGCCATCTTTATTTGCGTCATTATTTTTGGCACTAATTACTTAATGCACGGTAATGCAATATGATTGAAGTAGTTTTATCCAACACCCAAATAATGATGGCCGCTCAAGTTGGTGTATTGCGGCATCTGCAATTTTTAAAGCGTAACGCTAGGCCAATGTACGGGCTTGATGTTAATACTGATTGGAAACTTCAAATAGAGGGTGCTTTATCAGAATACGCTTTAGCAAAGCATTTGGGTGTTTATTGGGAAGGTGTTGGATATCCTGACGCTGACGATGTAGGGAAAGAAGATGTAAGAACTACAGAGTACGATGACGGGCATTTAATACTGCACCACCGTGATAAAGACAATAAGAATTACTGGCTTTTAACGGGTAAAAATGGGCATTACAAAATACGGGGTTTTATTTTAGGCAAGAACGGTAAACAGCAAAAATATTGGCAAAAACGGGAAGTAAAAGGCCGTGACCGTTCAGCTTTTTTTATACCGCAATCTGACCTACAAATGTTTTAAGCGATTTGACGGCCGTTTTTAAGGTCGGTAAGGGTAAGACCACCCGTGTATTGAAAATGGGCTAATTCTTTGAATGTACGCCATTCTCCAGCCCATTCCAAACCAGCTTGTTTTCCTAATTCCCCGACTTTAGCCCATACAGGGTGAGAACCATCCCAGTCAGGCTTGCCGTTGACCATAGGTACGACATCAACAGCACAACGCCAGTTATGCCAAGAATCACCTGCTTTAGCATTAGTTACCACCTTTCCTGCCGTAGTCCTACCTTGTTCGTATAAAGCCTGTTGTGATTCATTATCACGGTATGTAGAGGTCACAAGCAAATCTATACCCTCTGCCTTGCATAACTCTATAAAACGCTCTACACGCTCTTTTGCAGGGGCTATCAAGTCATCAAGGCTTCGGCTGTTTATCATTTCTTTAAATTAGCCATAATGCGAGTACCAAATAAAAAACCAAAAGCAATGTTGGCGGCTTCTATGCCAATTCTTTGAATTTCAGGGGTAACCGATAAAAACAATGTACCAATACCTACGACAATGACAAACAATGCCCCTAAATAGCGACTAGATGCCCTCAAATCAATTACCCATTGGCTAGGTGTACCGTAAGGGTTATCTAACTGGGCAATGGCCTGTAGCTTGTTTATTTCGTTTTGGTCTAACTTAATTTGTTCATCTACAGAAATAGGTTTTACACCGCCAATAACCATTCCAATTAGGCTTTTAATGCCGTCTATGCCTACGGGGACTAAAGCACCAATAATGGTTTCTAAGATCATTTACTTGAAAAGTAGTGTGCTATAAAACCAACAATAGAACTAATACCTGATACCACCATCATTCCAACCCAAAATCCACCCCTGCCTTTGTTAGCTAAAGCAAGCAGTTCTTCCATGCCTTCTTCTAGCTTATCTACTTTGGCAGTAAGTTGGTCAACCTTTTCCCAAAGTTGACCGTATTTAACGGGGTCAATTTCAAACGACATAGCTTACTCGTAAAGAATGTTAATTGAGCCTGCATCAAAAGTATCTGTGCCGTTTACTGTAGTAATGCGAACACGGTCTAAAACTCCTGATAATGTTACAACAGAAGATGACAAGCAGGTTGTTGCAATGTTTGTTAAACCTATGTTTGCAGTCATTGACCAAATGTTTCCTGAAATTAAAGTTAATACTGCTTGTCCAACTCTAACAGCAGAAGAAGATTCATTATTTGTGAATAACACTAATCCACTTGTATATAGGTTACTTGTTGTTGCTACACCCAATCCAGTTGAAGAACCAGCATATCCTGAAGTTGTTACACTTCCAGAACCTATTTGAATTTGAACAATAGAAGAACCACTAGTAGAAACTCCATTAAACATTACAGTTACACGCTTTACCCAGCTAGGTATGCTAGTAAAATCAATAGAAGTGCCTGATGTAGAAGCCTGTGCAGTACCAGCAGTAATAACACTACTAGCCATTGAAGATACAACAGCACCAGTAATAGTAGGACTAGATAAATTAGCCGAAGTTAGGTTTGGTGAATCGCCTGAAATTGTAATTGCCATAATTAAGCCTTTTGTGTAGGTTCAGCAGGTGTTTCTACTTCAACAGGTGTTTCAACAACAGTTTCAGCCGCTACTGCGGCATCATAAATAACTTGTTCTTCTGCTGTATATTCAATTTGAGTAGTTTCGCCTGTTTGGACATTTACTTCAATTCTGTGTGTCATGATTAACCTTCGTAAAGAATATTGATAGAACCTGCGTCAAATGTATCTGTGCCGTTTACTGTGGTGATACGCACTCTGTCTAAAGTGCCACCAAGAGTAGAAGAAACGCCCCCGCTAAATTGAGTGGCGGCAGATGTAACTAAAGATAAAACACCAGAAGATGTCCATGTGTTGCTATTTTGTAAACACAACATAATGTTTCCATTACTTACAGAAGTTGCAGCAAGTTGAGAAGTAAGAATTAATCCAGCAGTAGATGTTGATGATGAACCTGATGAGCTAAAAAAAGTAGCAGAAGAAGAATATCCTGATGTGCTTACACTTCCTGAGCCAATTTGTATTTGAATGTTTGAAGTTCCACTTGTAGAAACTCCATTAAACATTACAGTAATACGTTTGACCCAACTTGGTATAGAAGTAAAGTCAATACTTGTGCCGCTGGTAGAAGCTACCGCTGTTCCGCTAGTTATTACACCACCGCCAAAAGTACCAGTTGCAGTTAAGTTAGAAAGTGAAGTTGTACCAGTTGTTGTTACACCACTAGAACTAACAGTTAATTTAGTAGTTCCAGCACTTTGCAAGGCAAGATTACCGCTAGTATCAGAAGTAACTACTACTCCTGAAGTTGTATCTGCGTTAATTAAAGCTGTCATTATGCTAATTCCTCATCTGTTGGTTTAGCTAAAGTAGGGTGTTCCCACTTAGCAATGTAATCTCCCTTACCATCGCTGTTGTTTTGAATAATAATGCCATGTAAAAACCAAGGCTCATTTGGAATTTCTGGGTACAACGCTTGAATTTTTTCAACAAGTGTCATTATGCAGTCCTCACTAAATAAGCACCAAAACTGGTAAGTAACGCAGTTCCATTAATAGTTGTTGACGTTGACGCTGTATAGTCAAAAGAATACGCCCATAGCTCAAGATAATCTGTCGTACCATTCATATAAATTGGCGGTGGGTTATTTGCTACTGAAACTTCTCCACCATTACCCATAACTAAAGATGCAGAAGTAGACTTTACGGTTGCACCATTTTTATAAAGCAAATTATTTAAAAAATAAGACCTATTAAACGTACCTTGATAGTCAATAACACAGCAAACTTGATAATAACCAGCAACCGTTGGAGTAAATCTGTTAGACGCAAAATTATTATTTGTGTCATAAGATTCTGTGTCAAAAGTAACTAAAGTATTAGTATTATGAGTTAGGGTTTGACTTGTTGATTTATATGCACTAAAAGCTGGGCCTGTTCCTGCAAAAGTAGATGCAGTAGTAATAACTGTTCCTGTATTTGCAGGAAGCGTAATAGTATTAGTACCAGCTACGCTAGGTGCGGCTAATGTAATAGCCCCTGATGTATCGCCACTTATAATTACTGAACTCATAGAATCACCCATCTCCGCCCTGTTGGGACTGTTACTGAAATACCTGAATTAATCGTAATTGGCCCTACAGACATAGCATTTTTATTGGTGCTTAGTGTGTAGTTAGCCGTTACGGTTACACCGTTTTCTACAAATACTTGATCGCCACCTGCACCTGTAGCACCACCGCCAATTTGAGCCCAGTTACCGTATGTATATGAACCCACTACAGAAGCGTTACCGCTTGGAGTAGATAACATTGTATAAGTAAATGTTGTCGTTCCTGTAACAGTAATTACAAAAGTACCGCTATAGGCGGCAGGAGTAGTACCCGTGATATATACCGTATTTCCAGTAGATAAACCGTGTGCTGTAGCAGTTGTTAAGGTAGCTGTAGTAGTAACATAAGTAATGGTGCTAATTGTTGCACCTGCGTAAGATGTATACCCTTCATACTGCTTTAAAGTGGTATTAAAACGAATCATTCCACTTGCAGGTGTAGCAGGTCTTTGTGCGGTAGTTCCATTAGGTAGCTTTAAATTGTCTGTGCTATTCATGGTTAGACTGCTGTCAAGCGTAGTAGCACCTGCAACGTGGAGCGTACCTGCAATATCTACGTTTCCAGTAATAGACGGGTCATTTAACTGGGCAAGAGTAACGGCATCGGTTGATGCTAATCCATTAGCCAATCCTGTAATGCGATTAGCACCCATTTTTAAAGCACCAGTAGCGGTAGTTTGTCCGTCTGCCGCTAATGAACCAGTTAAGGCTGTAGCAATATCTGTAAGAGTGTTATTAGCCCATGTAGAACTAATAGTTGTGCCAGTTACTACTGGATTACCAGCAGGTAGGGTATATGTACCCGATCCGTTTCTACTCATTTAGTCATACCTCTTTCAGTTCCTTGAAGCAATAGTAATTTAGCTAAATCTTTTTGTTCTTGAGAAAATTTTGAATTAGCAACCATTTCAGGTTTATAACCTGCTCTCATCATTGCGGCTAATTGTTTTACATCATCTTTACGAATTTTAGTTGCACCAGCCCGTGATAGCATAGATGCGGCTTCAAAAGGTATAGCTACAGCAGGATGAGCCAATAAAGCACCGCCAGCAAAAATACCGCTTACTGGCCCTGTAGGGGTAAAACGACCTAAAAAACGCATTGCATTTTGCACATTACCGCCTTCAGCGGCTTTTTTAATTTCAGTTTGTTCAGCTTGTGTAAACAAACGCATACGCTTTGGATTTTCAGCTAATTTGCGTAATTCTCTAAACAATGCGTTTTCTTCGCCTGATTGGGTAAGCACATTGCGTTGAGTTTTTGCTTTTTCAAGCATAGCTTCAAAAATATCGCCTTTACTTAATTGAGCGTAAGTATCACGGGCTTCTTTCCATTTGTCTAATGCTTCTTTTGTGCCACCTGCTATTTTTTGTTCAGGCAAATTGGCCATGTAATAGTCAAAATCACCTTTTAACATAGAAGCAAATCTGCGTTCTTCAGGTTCATTTGACTTTTGTATAGTTGCAATCATTTTACGCAATGATTGAAGTTTTGTTAAATCTTTTGATGTAGTAGTGTCTTGCAAACGATCTAATACAGTTTGAATGCGTGGGAATAATTCACGGTCAAAACCTTCATTTTCAAGTTCACGAGCTACTTTGCCCATATCTTGACTAAATTTAGTTGAATTTATTTCAACTCCCATGTCTTTTGCTTCACCAAACAATTTCTTGGATTTAGCAAGCAATTCATCAGCACTTGGGGTTTCAGTTAATTTGCGACCAAGATTTAAACCAGTAGCAGTATTTAATGTAGATAATGTGCTTCCTACGATTGGCAAACCACCGCCAATAGCCATAGCTGTTTTAACTTTATTTGCTTTTTCTTTAGCAAATTCTTCAGGTGTCAAGCCTACTTCTTCAGGTGAAGTCATTGCTGTAGCACCACCAATTGCAGTACCTTTAGCTACATTTCGAACCAATTTTGAACTTGGAAGCATTTTTTGACCAAAACTAGGTAAAACACCAATAATGTCATCAGCAACTTTACTTGTTTGACCAGCATATTCAGCTACCTTTGGGGCAACCCTAGCGGCAGTAGTTTCTAAAAATGTAGGTGCTCCCACTTTTACAGGGGACATTAAATAAGGAGCAACTTCGCCAGCTATGCTACCACCTTGCAATATACGCTTACCAATGTTTCCAGCTTGTGCTTGAGTACCAGCTTCAATTTGATTAATGGTATTAACCATATTGTCGCCAGTTGTGCCACCACTTAAATATTTGTCATACGCTTGCACAAGTCCAGCAGGTAATTTAGCCGCACCAGTAGAAATATTGATTGGCAAAGCTGTAGTAGCGGTTAATGTGCGTCTTGCTAAATCTGTATAACCAGTAGGGGCAGAACCATAAGAAGAAGTGCTTAATGGGATGCCTTCAGGTGAATACTGTATATCTTCAGCACCTTGCGTAAACATATTGCCCTGTTCGGGCTGTGCCTGTGATAGACGCAAACGAGCGTTAGCCATAGCTAATGCTTTTTGCTGTTCTACTGTTATTTCCATAATGATTTCTCTGCTGGGGTCATTACAGCCCAAACCGCTGGGTCAACTCCAGCAGGCACTTTAGATGTTTGTTGCGGTGCGTTTGCTTTAGGAACAGCTACTGGCGTTGGAGCAAAAGTCCAATCTAAATTGGGTGCATAACGCTTGTAAATATTTTTTACTTGCTCTAATCCAGCCATACGGTCTGCAATAGGCAAACTTGCATTTGCAATATCGCCAGCGGCTTTTTGGTAAAGTTCTACATCTCGAACACCTTGTGGGCCTTCAAAGCGTGGTTGCAACATTACAAGTTTTGTACCCAAAATTTCTAATTGAGTATCAATTGGTGATGATGAGGTTGACTTTCCAAATGCACGATTAGCTTGTTTATATGCTTGGTCAAAATATCCAGCAGTAGCATTTGGCAATATTTGTTGAATTTCTTTAATTACTGGGTAGGCTTCATAAGAATTTTTAACATTTTTTTGCAATTCTTCTGCTTGAGTTCCAGCTATTTTTCTTTGTTCTTTAGGTGAAACACCAGCCATATTTATTTGTGGCGGAACAAGCAAATTGTTTGCATTTACAGGTTGCATTGTTACTGCATTTTGAGCGTAAGCAGGAGCATTGGAAGCAATAGATGTTTGTGGTGCATTTTGAACAGGGCTAGTTACAGCAGGCACATTATTCATAGGAACAGGGTTAACAGCAGGAGCATTAGAGCGACCACCACCACCAACAATAATTCCCTCATCTGCTAATCTAGCGGCATCAGCAGGGCTCATAGATTTAGGAATTCTTTGCAATACAAGAGTTGGATTATTTGGATCACGCAATTCAATTGCTGTACCAGTATCAATTTGCAATGGAGCACGGAATTTTTGACCGCCCGAAGCAACTTCTTTAACAGTACCATCAGGCATTGTCATGTAGCGTTTTTGACCTTCAGATAAATCAAATTCTTGTGGCAACATTTTCTTAAAGCCAATTTCTTGTAATTTAGGATTGTAGGCTTGTGCCGCAAAACTATATGCTTCCATAGGATTTTTAGGCAATAACTGATTAAATTGATTAAGTTCATCAGTATGTTGTGCTCGAATAGCTTTTGCTAAATCAATTTGTGCTTGTTCTGCTTTTTCAATACCTCTTTGACCAACATAAGTATTGGCTAAACTAGCTAAATTTTGGAATATGCTAGGTTTTACATAATGACCACTAATCATCTGACCTTGTGGCTGTTGCATACCTTGTTGCATCAACATTTCAGCCATTTTTTGCTGGCGTAAAATTTGTTGCTGTTGCAACATCTGTTCGGGAGTTAGTGTTCCAATATCAGCCATGATTATTCAATTCCTGATGAGCCTGAAGTTGCACCACTATCATAATTAGCGTATGGGTTTGACCAATTAGGCGTTTCTCTGCCACCCATTATTTCAGGTTTTGTTGGGTCTTTTTTACGCAACATCATTGCCAAAGCAAGTTGATTCATGCCAGCACCATTTTGCGTTTGACCAGCTTGACTTGCTAATTGACCTTGTTGTGCAAGTGCCGCTTGTTGATTGGCTTGTTGCTGACCAAAGTTTTGAAATACAGGTTGCAGTCCGCTAACATCCTGCATTGGTTGACCTTGAAGAATATATGGGTTCATAGTAGTCCGTAATCTACGACTTTATAGCCGTCATCTAAAGTTTTAACTGCATAAGGGTAGACTTGCTCTACTTCTTGAGCCATGTAGCCATAATGAACACCATGTCCAGCTAATTCGTGATCTTTAAACTCAGGTTTGTATTCGTAGCGATAAACAGTCAAACCGTTTTGTGCAATGCCAATTGGTTCAATGTTTTCTTTCATGCGGATGTCAGATGCCGCAATAATTCCAGCACCGCCAAGACTAAACATACCGCTTGTCATAGCGTTATTAGCGGCATTTTGAGCGTTAGATGCGGCTAAATTAGCGTTATAACCCATTTGTGTAGCACCCAAAATATCAGCACCAGCAGTATTCGCTTGCATAGCAGGGTTTACAAAAGTAGGGTTTTGCACTTGAGCACCTGAACGCACCGCATTAAGGGTATTGATTGGTTCATTGCGTTTATAAGCAAGTTCATTAAATCCTTGAGCACGGGCTGTATTACCTACGTTAAAACCTTGTGTAGTTGCGGCCGCAAGCAAATCATTTTCTTTTTGACTTTGCGTCATCATTGCTCTGTTATAGGCTTCTGAACCTACGGGAATACCCGAATTAGCTAATTGAGTGCTTAATGCTTCACGCCCTTGTTCAATTTGGGGCTTAAGGCGTTGCATATAAGCATCTTGATAGTTTTGGCTAGGATTAAAGCCAGTAGAAGGTAAAGAACTTGTATCAAAAGGTTTGTCAATCATATTTTCTACATAACTAAGACCTTTTTGACCTAATTCACCAGTACCAATACTTAATTTGTTTTGAATATCTAATAGTTTTTGTTGATCGGGAGCAAGTTTTTGAGTAGCGTTCCACATAGGATTGCCATATTTGTCCTCGCCCGACATATTGTATTCAACAGAACCATAAGGCGTGTATTGGTTTACACGATTGGCGGCAATATTAGCCCGTGCCGCATCTAAATTACCTGCCGCAGTTTCTTTTGCCGCACCTGCATAATCAGGTGGTGGCGGTGCAGAAGCCGACTTTCCCATATCTTTCTCCTAAAAACTTACATTTGTCTTTTGACATTACAAAAAACAACAAATCTCCAGTAGGAAAAACATCAAGTAATCGTGCTTGTTCCTCAAACCCCAATTTCTTGACAAATTCTACCGACTTGTCGTTACTACTTACCACAGGGGCAACAATTTTATCTACCCCTAATTGTATAAAAGGATAGTCAAAAATGGTAGCTAAATATTGCCGATTTAATCCTTTTTCGAGATAAATATGGCAAGTTACCGACTTTTTGTTGAAATCCTCATACCAAACTACTGCTTCTATTTCATCTGTTACCCATCCGATTGTGGTGGAATTTTCAGGTGTCCATACCATGTTTAACTTTTGGGCGATAAATGGCCCTAATAAGTCTTTATCAAAACATAGCAATTACAGTACGCCCCCAGTTTCCATTACATAATCGGTTGATGCCCAATGCAGTTCAATACCTTGCGATGCCACATTAATATTAATTGATCCAGCAAATCCTGTTCCCGTGACACCTTGCCAAAACTTAGTGGTAGTCAAAGTTCCACCCCAATTAGTGTCATCCCATAAAGATATGTCCCAAACACCCACATCTAATGTGGCTGGATTAAAGGCAACTTGATTAACTAATGGCTGGGTATCAAAATCGGTGCTAATACCGCATAAAACGGTCGGTAAGCCGTTATCTGTCTGTAGGATAGGGCGTACTAAGGTAAATCGTTTTAACTGCCCACGACTGTCAAAATAGCTATACGCTTGCTGTGCAGTTGCAGTAATGTTAGAACCGTTATCAGAAGGCTGACTATAAAACTGACCAACATAGCCATTAGCACCAAAGTAAATCTTGTTACTTCCTGAAACTTCCCAGCAAAGGGCATTTACGCCAGTAAATCTAGCCCATGACTTTGTAATCGTGTGCATGACATATTGTTCAAATCCTGTGCCAGTAGGAATGTTCAAAATGAGCATATTTTCACTAGCAAAGTAATTAATCTGCCAGCCAAATTCAGCATAAAAAGTAGTTGCCGCTTGGCTTACAGCGTAATAAATCTTGTCTGTCAGGTTAATACGAGGGTCTAATCGGGATGATTGCAAGGCGGCAGACATTGGTACTAGACCGTCTTGGGTTAGCAATAACAAGTCACCAGCAAATTTAAAGAAACAGCGTCTAGCAAAGGTTTGACCCATCTGCCATACACCGACTTCACTCCAAGCATTAGAATCGCTAGGGTTTGTACCCTTATAAACCATGACTTCACCCATACTGGTTACAAAAGCGGATAGGTCATCTACGCCATAACCAGCATCTAGTGTCCATGTACCCATTGCTTGCAGATAACCGCCTGAACGGGCAATAGCACCTAAATTAAAGTCTAGTGCCGTACCACCAATAGATTGCACAGGCAAATACCAAAATGTCATGCTGTCTTTTTGTACAAAAAACAGTCTGTTTTGGCACATATTAATGTTTACTAGGGTATTACTATTTACCCCTGCTATACCAATAACGGTATAAATACCCACCACAGTAGCATTTGCCGCTGGTGCGGTTGCCATTGTGTAAGTAAAAGTAGTTGTTCCAGTAACGGTAATGTAGTAAGTACCGTTGTAATTAGATTCTGTAGCACCGCTAATGCTGACCCGATTTCCTGTGGCAAGACCGTGAGCCGTAGCTGTTGTAACGGTAGCCGTTAGGTTTCCTGCTCCACCCCTAGTAATGGTACTAATTGACACGGCTGTGGCTGTAGTAGCCATCTTGTACCAGCGTGTGCCGTCATACAAAATAGCGGCATCTACTCCGTTTACGGCAATTAAAAACTGCCCACCAGCGGTAGTAATCATGCAATGCTGAAATTTACTGTTTCCTAAACCTGTAAAAACAGATGAAGCTACAGAAGTTGATGCGTTATAAATTACCCCGTTAGCAATGGCAAAAAGCGTATTTGTGCCGTCTGCATTGGCGTAATTCATCAAAGTCTGAACTTCGCCAGTAATCCCTGTAGATGCTTGTGAATAGCCTTTTCTAAGGGTTACATCGGTAGGCGTAGGAAAGAAATTGACCAACTGCACCGCATCTAACGGTTGCATTTCAGCCAAAGAATCCCTAGCGTTCCATCCCCCAATAGGGGCGGCTAAAGAAGTAGTTTTAGCGGTAAAGCGTTTAGCAACCGCCATAATTAGCTACCGTAGCCAGTATCAGGGATGTTTGCCCAGCCAATCAATACAGCACTTGGAGCAGGAGCAAAAGATAGGGTAGCTGATCCTTTGTCGTTAGCCTTAGCAACGCTTAGGTAACGATTGTAATCTTGTTGCAACGCAGTAGTATCAAATGACTTGATTTGAAAATATTTAAGTTTAGTCAACAACACCATTACGGTGTTATCTAATACAGTTGTATCGGTATCGGCTGTAAAGCTGTTCTTAACAACATTAGCGGCACTTCTAGCCCAACCTCTAGAACGGTATTCAAACCCTAGATATTCTTGGGTATTGTAGGGTGGCCATATCTGAAAAGTATTGCCTAAGATTCTCCAACGAACCCGTGGGCCTGTTGAGATATAACCCGATTTAAGCCATTGCCATTGTTGTGCATCTACAGGGCCAAGCATCTGCCAATGCTTAGTCTTATCCCAATGGGTATTGTCTGTAATGGTTTCGTAATCAGGCGGCAAGTCGTAAATAGTCTTACTGAAAGTTACAGAACCACCTACGCTGGTTGCTGAAGCTAACTGACTAGTATTCAGACTAGTTGAAGTTAAAACCTCATCAACATAAGTATCTTGGGGAATACTTGTTCCCACGATTGAATAAGTGTTGTCCAGCCCTGTAGTACTAGGAATGTTATCTAATAGATAAGAACCATTCGTAGTATTACAGGTCGTGGTTATTGCAGTTGTATAGAACCGATACTCAAGTTCTAAGGCTTGCCAATCATGCTCCTTAACCAAATCATATCCAGCACGGTTCATCAGGGCAAGAATCTGTTGCACATCTTGACTGGTGTTTCCTGCTACATAAGTTGGAACGGCTAAGTTTAGTTCAGCGGTGACTTGCTGTACTAATTCGAGCATGGTATATGACATTTTTAGGCTTCCTCTGTGGCTTCCGCTTTACGCTTACGGGGTTTCTTTTCACCAACAGCGGCAAGTATAGCGGTCATCTGATCTTGCATCTGAGCCAGCTTCGCATCTGTTTCAGCCTTTATTTTAGCAGTTTCTTCATTTTTTTTGGCAAGTTCTTCTTTTAAATTGTTAATTTCTTGCTCTCTTTTGTCAGTTTCTGCTGAAGCTGTAGCTAGATTTAAAAATGCCTTTGCCTTATCACGGAACGCATAGGGTGACATTCCTGCCGCCATACCAATACGCTGTAATTGCTGATCTGATGCGTTTGCTACCGCTTCTACCGTGTGAAACTTCATAGCACGGAGTTCTTCTGCCTGTGATTTAGATATTAAAGGCCATTCTGTCAATGGAGTTCCCTCGTATCCTTGATCGTCAGCACCAAGTTTGTTTTGATATGCCGCCCAATGTAGGGGAAAACGCTGTTTATGGCTTTCTAAGGCAAATGTATCAATTTCGGTCAAAGTATCGCCAGCAACGCAAATATGTACAAAATCAAACTCTTTGTATATTGGTCTGCCAGCTTCTGCGGAAGCATCATCCTGTTTTACTGGTCGCTTGTAGAAACGAACTTGTAATCGGGAATCTGCATTTTGCTCATCTGATGGTAAAGGCATTTTTAAATCTCCTAAGTAGTTAGGTAAAAGTTAAAAGAAAAAGGGGCTATCCTTTTGAGATAACCCCTCGTTTTTACTACAATTTAGCGTTTTAAGCTAATCAAACAGAAGCCTTGCTAAACCAGCCATAATCGCCTGATGCCATAGAAGCACCTGACAAGTATGTACCTGCACCCAAAGTTGCTTGGAATGTAGATGCGTTGATTACACAAGTAGCTGTTGATGTTCCAATTGCTACAGCGGCTTGTGCAAACACATAACGAAAGCCGTCAGAACCGAACACTTCAGCACCAGTAGGGCCAAATGTAGGGATTGCTGTACCAGCAGAGTTAGGGTTTGTATTAGCTACGTTGGCTAAATCAATGCCAGCTAAAGGGGTAATGGTATATGCCATGATATATTTTCCTTTCGAATCAATGGATTAAGTTGTCAAAACGCCTTGTAAGAAGCTGTTTGAGCAAGTTAAATTACCAGCCCAACCATACAACTTAACAATAGCATCTTGGTTGATCGATTGACGCTCGCCACCGATAGGAACGAAATTACGCTCTTTGTGTGGGCGTAGGAAAATGTAGTTTGTGTTTAGCAAATACATATATGTTGCGTTCTCTTGAGCACCGTAACCGCCACCCAAGATCACATCAGCAGACATACCGCCACCGTAGAACTTGAGGGAAGCAAAACCAGCCGCACCTTCTTCTACACCTGCAATACGCTGAATAGCCTGTAAAGACTGAACATAGTATGAGTAGAAAGTGTTACCAGCAACGATTGTGTCAACCTTATCAGTTCCACGAACGGATTTGATAGCGGCATCAGTCATTTTAGCTTGAATGTTTGCGTAACCAGTTACACCAGTTGTCGCTTGATTCTGCCAAAATGTCCAGTTTGCACGGTTAATACCACCGTATGTGCCTGATGTTGGGGAAGTGCTGACAGCGGCCGCAAGTCCTGTGATGTTCTTGCCACCATTGCCTGTTCCGTCACCATAAATATCGGTAGAAATACGGTTTAGCAAACGAGCTTCAGAAACTTGCATACGACCATCTAACAAGTCAATGATTTGCTCTTTGCTTGAGTTCTGCAACATTTCTAGACCACTCATTGTTACGCTATCAGCGTATTGGGTGATTGAAAATTGAGCCGCAGAGATTGGGCTATCAGGGGTGATGTTCAATACTTCATAGCCACTATAAGAGTTAGCATTGTTAGTATTTGGATCGTTGTACATGATTTCCTGAAGGATTACATTACCGCCAGAAAAAGGTTGCACATTCCCTTTAGCGTTCAAACGCTGTAGGATTGCATTGTTTTGTGTTAAGTTATCTGCCAATACTCCACTACGACTTTGAATGGTGGTAGCGATAATATCGGTAATTGCACTATTAGCAAATGCCATGATATTTCCTTTATAAAATTAAGTTAAACCCGACCACCCTCTACATCGGCTAAAGAAGCCAATAGTAAGGATCGTCTATCCTTTGCATCTCCCTTAGACACCTGACCGCTAGGAGTAACGGACTTTGGACTAACAGCAGTTGCTTTAGCTTTTGCTACTTGTTGTGCCTTAGATGCTTGAGTACTTGCCGATTTCAGGAGTTTTTCCTGTTCTAGCTTGTACGCTTCATCGTTCATACGCACAGCTTTTGCATAAGCCGTTTCTAGGTTTGGGGCTAAACCTCGCTCAAGTAATTGAGCCATATCTTCCCGTACCATTTCAAAGTGCGGAAACCGCTCTCTGTCACTACTTACTCGACTGATTTCTTGGGTCAATCGAGCATTTTCCTCTTGCTCCCGTATTGCCGACAGTTGCTGAACTTGTTGCTGGGTAGCTTGAAGTTGTTGCATTAACTGTTGTTGGTACGGGTCTACATACGCCTGTTCAGGCATTTGTAAGCTATCTGAATTTAATTGTATTCCATAATCTTGTGCAAGTCTATTAAAGGCTTGTATCTTTTGTTCGTAAGTTCCGTTGGCTAAAGTGTAATGTGCTCTACCTAAGTTATTAATCCATGCGGCAGGATGAATACCATGCTTTTGAAGTTCAGGAATAAAAGGCCCTATTGCATCGGTTAATTGCCGTGCATTGTCAGCTTCCGCTTTGTAGGTAGATACGCCTTTTTTGTATTCTGCTTCACGCTGGTTAGCGTATTCAGCAAACTTAACAAACTCAGCCTTATCTAACGGCTTGCCTTCCTGCATCTTGTCCCATACATCTCTATACTCTTTTTTCCAAGTAGTAGGGCGTTTTATTTCTGTTTCTTCATCAGCATCACTAGCTTCATTAGCCAGTTCAGGTTCTTGATTGGTATCGTCTTGGCTACTGGTTTCTTTGGCATTGCTTTTGAAACGACCTTTTTCGTCACGGTCGTTGCTTTCTTCAATGCTGGCTTCTTCTTCGGCTTGGATTGGATCGTCATTTACTTCAATCTCCTTTTCAACAGGGGGTTCTAAAGTGCCTTCTTCGGCTTGTTCTAATGCGGCTTCTAGCAATTCTCTGCGGTCTAATTCTTCTGCCATGATTAATCCTATCTGTAGTTAAGTTTGGAATATGCAATCTCAGCAATCTGCCGCTTGCGTTCTTGTTGCTCTTTTCTTGAAAATTCATGCACTTTTTGTTGAGTTGGCACATCATTACCCAATTCAACGCACCCATTACGCTTAAGGTTTTCCCTATGTTTGGAACGGGAAGATACCCAAGTGCCATCAGCCATAGATATATGCCCTTCAATGTCAGGAATAACCATTGGGGCTACCCTAGACTTCATAGCAACCTTGTCTTGCCAAGACGCTTTGGCGGCTTCCTCACCAATAGTCGGTGTCCACCATTCTAAAAAGAATTCTTCATCAGTTTTCTTGGTTTTTATGTGGTTTCCTTCGGAATATCCGCATTTCGGGCAGAGCATTACATTCTCCTTATGATTTCAGGTAATTGGTCATATTCACTTGGTCTAAGCAGACAAATACTGTCGTACCAACGGGCATTTTTCCACCGCCAGCAAACAAATTCTTCTTTAGGTAGCAAAACTACGCATTTCACGCCCAAAGCACCTGCTAAATGAGCAGTTCCTGTGTCTACAGTCACAATTCCCTTCATTGCCTTCATGTGACTAGCTGTTTGTACCCAGTTTTTCTTCCAACCATCGTTGGGAAGTGGGTGAAATAAGCCATCAGAGTTAGGATTTAGCGAATATGCGTCATCCCCGACCAATTCAGCCATGTGTTCATGGGCAATAGACTTGATGTAATACAGGGTTTGCTTGGATGCTTCCCAATTTACCCCAATCTTGGGTGGAATATTGCTAGGAATAGCGTGTAAATAGCCTTCTGAACCCACAATTTTCTTGCGTGTTACAGGAAACATGGCTTTTACGATAGGATGGGACAAAGAAATATAGTACGGCAGGGACATAGAACCAATCCAATAGTCGGATTCATTGGCAACCCCCTCTAAACCGTTGCTAAACACATCTACAGCGTGTATTTGCCCTAAAAGGTGGTGAAGTGTACCTTCTTGCAATACAACGACCTGCTTCGCTCCTAGAGCCTTTAAAGCTGGTAGGAATCGAGCAAACATGAGAATGTCCCCAAATCCTTGCTCCATTTGCACAGTAATGGTTTTCCCTAATAAGGGTTCACCTCTCCATACAGGCATCTTTAATGCAGGTGCGTAGGGAACGGCTTGTTTGGCAACAATGTCAGGATGCCAACGATATTCAAATCCCCTAAAGCCAGCTTCGTAGCGGCCAGCGTGTAGGTGTTCGTATGCTAATTTATATTGTGCGTCTGCACTTACAGTAGTAGTAATATGGCTTCCTCATCGTCTAATTCTGCTAGGCGTTTTGCTTCTAGGACTGCCAATTCCGCTTCAATAGCGACTTGGGCTTGCCGTAGGGCATTAGCTTTATACAGGTCTTGAATCTTGCGTTCAAGGTTAGCGATGTCTTTGTCATATTTGGTTAAATCTATTGACGGTATATCAACACTAACCTTTGGCTTTGATTCTACTTCATTTTGCTTAACTTTTGCAACTACTGGCTGTGGATCGACAAGATCACGGACAGTTTGCTTGCGTTGATTTGCGTCTGTTTTGACGGCTTCAATCTTGGCTTCTTCAGCTTTTTTTAACTTTTTCTGTAAAAGTTTGTAGCGTTTATATTCTTCTTTTGTCCAACCACCGTCATCACCACCAACACGAATAGGCGTAATGTCAATCTGAAATGCGTTATTTTGAAACGCATTGGCTTGAAACGCAGTTTGAAACATTATGCGTCTATCGCACCTTCATAGGCACTTAAAATCTTTAATACTGCGTAGATTGCTGGGTTAAGTTTTAAAGCCATTTTTATCCTACTTTCCAATTAGTTCCATCGCTATATACAGGCACAGCTATTGCACCCCCTGTTACTACAGTTGCCCCAAATGCAGGTGCTAAAGCATCAGTTACAAATGCACTTGCACCAACACCGCTTGTAGAAGCAGACGGAAGATTTGCTACTAAATAAGTTTGATTTTTAGTAATACCATTAAATGTTGTTGTTGAAGTGCCAGTTGTAGAACCAATAGTAATATTGGTAGTTGAACCTACATCACCATTAGTTCCAAGATTTAATGTTTTTGTAGACCCTGAAGCCGTCACACCAGTATGAAGATTTAATGTTTGACTTACTAAAGAACGGCCAATGTTCATAGTGGCAACTCCAGCCGTTCCACCAATACTAAATGTTCCTGTTGTTTGTGAAGTAGCTATAAATACACTTGATCCAGCGGTACTAGCTAATGTAGTTGAACCAGTTGAAGTTAAAGTTCCAAAAGTTTGTGTTCCAGTAAAAGTTTGAGATAAACCTAATACTGCTAATGTAGAACCTGATACTACTGGTAAAGCATAAGTGTAGTTAGTTCCAGTAGTTAAACCGCTTAATACAAAGTTAGCAGTTTTAGTAGTATCGGTAGCGTCTTGTAAGGTTAATCCAGCACCAGTTACAGATAATGTTGGTCTTGTTCCTAGCACTACAGCACCTGTACCAGTAGAAGTAGTTACTCCTGTACCGCCATTTAAAACTGGTAAAGCTGTTCCTGAATAACTTAATGCTAATGTACCGCTAGAAGTAATTGGACTGCCTGTAACACTTAAAAAGGATGGTACTGTGGCTGATACGGATGTAACACTACCTGTGGTTGGCGTAGTCCAAGTAGGGGTTGCTCCACTACCAGCAGAAGTTAATACTTGACCGCTTGTACCAAAGTTTGTAGTGCCTGTGATATTAGTGTTTAAGCCAATAGCTCCTGTAGCATTAATAACGTGGGCAGATTGACCTGTTGTTCCCCATGCTAAATAAGTCTTATAGCCATTGCCTGACCCTAAAGTCATATCCCCATCATGGCCTGAAAAGTAAACACCGTTATTAATACTAAAAAAATCAGCAGGTGTTCCGCTTGAATACACAGATGAATTCATGCCAAATTCACCGTAATAAGTAGAATCTGTGCCTAAGTCGTTGCTAACTGCAAAGTTGGTAGAAGCACCTGCCGTACCACTTTTGTTCTGCATTACATTCTGTAAATAACTTCCTGCGATTGTTGCACCATTTACAAATGAAGCATTAGAAGCGTTATAACCTAAAGCAGGAGTGGTGCTAGTGGTTGAGTTTGTAGAAGCATAACTAAATGCACCTGTAGATGGGGTTGTAGCACCAATAGTTGTTCCATTAACTGTACCACCTGTAATAGCTACGGCATTAGCGTTTTGCGTAGCCATTGTGCCTAAACCTGACACATCACCACTAGGAATAGTAGTGCTGGCAGTCATCGCACTTGTGCCATTACCTATTACATAACCTGTTAGGGTTGCCGCACCAGTTCCACCATTGGCTACAGGGACAGTTCCAGTTAAGGTATGGTCAGCGTTCCAATCACTAGGGCGAACTAAACTTGTGTCTGCATCGTCAGGTATCGTTGAAACCTTACTATGCTTTACGGTAATAGCCATTATTGAACTCCTACAATTTTACCGTTTTCGTCACGCATTATTTGTTTAGGTTGGTGCATTTTGGCAACTAAAGCCGCTAACATTTCTGCTAATTGCTGATTGCTTAATTGCATTTGGTCTATTGCTGGTTTTAGCGGATGGTCTGCCATTTGTGAGTACCCCATAGTATCTTGTAGTATTTTAGCGTTTTCAATAGCATCAATATAAGCGGCAGAACCGTCATC